TAATAATTATATGCTAGATTATCGGGTCTTTCGCCTTCTAAAATAGTGTATGGATAATATGCCTGACGAGTGTTTAATGCCAACTTAGACATCTTAACACGTGTTAATAAATTGACAGCAGGAGTACCATCATAATTTATTAAAGGAAACTTCTTAAAGAACTGAGTCATTTATTGTATCCGTATTTTAATTATTAAAAGCGTGGTTAGGGTGATTAACTTCCCGGGAAGTATGGATTCGGGTTAGGAGATCCAGTTAGAGGAACAGCAGTAGGTTTAACTGGTGGAGTAACCGTTTTACCAGCAGCTAAAGCTGCAGCAGCTGCAGCTTTTTCTGTTTTTTCTTTTTCAGCAGCTGCAGCATCTGCATTTTGCTGAACGGTTTTTGCGATATTTGCGGGATCAAAAGCAACACCAACGGATTTCAACCTGTCTGTTATTCCAGTAGTCACCCTTGAATTGACATCGCGCACATCGCCCTTTTTAGATTGTCTTGTACCACCATAAGAATCACCTAGCTGATATTCTATTTCTGATAAACTAATAGTCATTGATATAAACACGGGAGCATTTGTTTTTGCATAAAAAGAAGGAGCTTCACCTTGGGGTGAATATCTAACAGTAATATCTTTAATAGCACAATTTTTAAAATCTGTAATGTATCCTGATTTACTTGGATCACTGTTTAGAGAATATTCTGGTTTAACAATTAAAGGATAATTGAATATTAAACTAGTGCCGCTAGAAAAAGTTGGTAAAGAGTTTACTTTAAATGCATTAATAATACGACGTATCAATGCGCTTTCATTTTCATCTTTAGGGGCAAACGTCCAAGTGAAAGAAAACTGTCTAAACCCTAATCCTGCAAAAAAGGTGCTTAATGCTGGATTAGGGGTTGCTGCAAATAATTGTTCTCCAACACGAGCAAGATTATCTCCTACTCCCATTTTCCCACCAAGAAATTTTGCTGCAGCATCTAAAGCATATAATCCAACATCAGTAGCCTGACTCATAATTAAGTCTTTACTCTCAGAGAATGATGAATTAACTACTGATTTCACCATACCTTCAATTTCACCCAGATTTTCTATTGCATTACCAACGAGACCAAAATTTTGCGAGTCCCACCCAAACCCCTGAGAATCATTAATACCTGAACCGTCTGGCATAGGAAGAATAATTGTTTGAATTGGATTTATTTTACTTGGTTCTAATGGATCTGGTCTTGTATATGTTCCAAAGTTAAATCTCATATGATAGGGAGCAAGATCAGTGGGATATTGTAAATTAGGAACACCAACAGTAGATGCAACACTATTTGATATTGCTGTTTCTGGGTCAGAGGTTTCTCCTAAAGATAAATTTCTGTTATCAAATGTACCTGGTTGTACTCTAGATGGTGATCCAGAAAACATACTTGCGCCATCACCAAACAAATCTCCAACTCTGTGGAAAAAAGAACCTGCAGCACCAAGACCGTCCTGCAACAAAGAATCTACACCATTGCTAAATGCAGATTGACTAGGAACTGCAGTTTGGTTTGAAGGTGGAACATAAGAATCTGCCATTAGTTTCCCTATAAATACATTGGGTGGACATAGTATTTATAGCGAGATTATGCAAGGGAAATTCAAACCTAAGAATCCGAGTAAATATATAGGCAATCCCACTGAGATTATTTATCGTAGCTCTTGGGAGCTGCATATGATGATGTTCTTTGATACTAACTCTGAGATCATGGGATGGGGAAGTGAAGAGGTCGTTGTACCCTATAAGTCCCCACTTGATGGACGGGTGCATAGATACTTCCCTGATATGATTGTTAAAAAGACGAACGGAGATGTAATTTTAGTAGAAATTAAACCTTACCAGCAAACGCAGCAGCCGAAGCCACCTAAGAAGCAGACCAGAGGATACATTAACGAAGTTACGACTTATCTGGTGAATCGTGCAAAATGGGAGGCAGCTGATAAGTTCTGTAAGACTAAAGGGTGGAAGTTCCAGATTATGACAGAGAAACAGATATACGGGAAATAAATGGCAATTCAATTATTCGATCAGATACTGTCAAAGGGATTACGAGCAGGAGAAATTCCTGGTAGAACTCAAAAATCTAGAGACTGGTTTCGCAACACTGCCATGAAGATCAATAACATCAACGAAGGGCAGCTCATGCGCTCGCGCGATGCTTTGACAAATCAGATCATGATTGGTAAGATGTATATGTTTGGGTATGATCCTAAAACTAAGAAAGATCTTCCCTACTATGATAAGTTCCCTCTCATATTCCCATTCAACCGAGCACCAGATGGATTCATGGGTATCAATCTACATTACCTGCCATATCTCTTAAGAGCCAAGCTTATGGACTTACTATACAATTATGTGAGTGATCCAAAGCTAGATGACACAGCAAGGCTTAAGATAACTTATAGTATATTGAGTGGAGCTGCAACGCATAAATATATAAAACCCTGCGTAAAGAGATACTTAACATCTCATGTACGTTCAAAGTTTATTAATATCGTACCTACAGAATGGGATATAGCCTTGTTTTTACCAGTAGAGAATTTCCAGAAGGCAAACAAGACTAAGGTCTGGGCTGACTCCAAGAAAATGATTGGTGGTCGCTAAATGGCTAGTCGAAATGAAGTTTCAGGAATACCTAAAAATGCAACAAGTGTTTTCCCACAAGAAACAGTGCTGGATTATAAACCACAATCAGAGTTGGAAGTAGAATCAGTAACAGTTTCTGCTACTCGACCTAAAACTAGTGCTGGATTTGATATATCCAGATTTAAGGCTAATGCTTTAACCAATGGATTATTGAGACCAACACTATATGATGTCACTATAACTAGGTTAGACAGAATCTATCAGTTTTTAACAGAGGCTGTAGCATTACCAACAGTTGGTGTAGATACACAAGCTATTCGTAGATATGGATATGGGCCAGTAGAATATGTTCCATTCCGTCCAGTGTTTCAAGATAGTGTAAGAATGAATTTGATCACACAAGCAACAAAAGCCAATTCATTAACTCAATTTTTACTTTCTATTTCTGAAATATCGCCGTTTATGAAATATAATGATATGAGATCTGAAGTAGATACATTGGGAAAACAATCTAAACCATATGAAGTTCAGTACAAAAAAAATATGGAATTTGATATAAGAGTAACAATATACGATGAAAAAAGTAATGAGGTTATGACTTATACATTTAAAAATTGTTACGCAAAACAAGTTGGTGGAGTTGATCTTGGGTGGGGAAATACTGATCAGTATATAAGAACTTCTGTAGATTTTGCTTTCACAGACTTTAGTATTGATTCTGCTATGAGTATGACTCAAGAAGGACCACTTCCAACAACACCTAATCTCGACATCAACGAAAACGATGGCGGTGGTTAGTTTTTATATTATAGGAGAATATTATGGCTTTACCAAAAATTAAAATTCCTCTTTTTGACGTGACAATTCCGTCAATTAAAAAAGATGCAAAGTATCGTCCGTTTTTAGTTAAAGAAGAAAAGATCCTTCTTATTGCTCAGTCTGGTGGCACAAAGAAAGAGATGGTCAATTCACTTAAGCAAGTTATCAACAACTGTGTAACTCTATTAGATGGATCAGACGTTGATGTTGACGCTTTAACAACCTTTGATCTTGAGTATCTTTTCCTTAAGATTCGCTCCAAGTCTGTAGATAACGTAGTGACATTGAAGTATGTTGATCATGAAGATGAAAAGGAATATGAATTTAAAGTTGCATTAGATGATATTGAAATTCAACACAATCCCGATCATTCGAATAAAGTTAAGATTGATGATGATATCGGTGTTATTTTAAAGTATCCTACTGCAAATATCATTAATAATTTTGATAATGAAGAGTTATCTCAGGCAGAAATTTCTCTTGCAATGGTTAAAGAGTGCATCGATAAGATTTATGATAAGGAACAGGTATACCTTGCTTCTGAATGTGAACCTGGCGAACTAGAAGAATTTGTAGATTCTATGAATGTTAAGGCATTTGAAGGTATCCAGAAGTTCTTTGAAACTATGCCAAAGCTATATCATAAGATTGAATACACCAATTCGAAAGGAACAGCTAGAGTAATCGAGTTGACTACGTTAGACGATTTTTTTACATTGGCTTAATTCACAATAACCTGAACAATTACTACTCTACAATATTTTCTTTGGTGCATCATTATCATTACTCTATTAATGATTTGGAACATTTGATGCCATTTGAACGTGACATATATGTGGGATTGCTTAAGAATTTACAAGAAGAACAGAGCAAAGAGAATAATTAATGCCCCTATTACCTACAGGTATGATTTCTAAAATGGCTGCTAATGCAGTCTCCCCTAATCAGGGAGGAGAACCCATAACAATTAATGGGCAGAAAATAAAACCAGGTGATCCCAATTATGATAAAATCGTAAAGGGTATGAGTGATAAAGAAGTCACAGAAAGTTCAGCTGAAGGCGCTGCTGGTTCTGCGGCTGGTGAAACAATAACACTAGGTGGACAGAAAATAAAATCAACTGATCCTAATTATGCTAAAATTGTAGCTAGTTTAGGAAGTGCACTATTTACTCCAGAAACAGATGTTATAACTGAATCAGAAAATACTTCTGCTAATACTCCATCTAAAGTAACATCGACAAAAGATCAGAGCAAAGCTATTCTTTTAAAACTGTCTTCTATTGATAATAAATTAACACGCATTACCGGAATACTGACTAATATTGGAAAAACCTTAAATGAGAGTTTGACTTTACAGAAAGAAAGATTCGATAACTATGAATTAGACAAAGCAAAACGTGCAGACGATTCAAAAAGAACTGGCGGCGGATCTACTAGATCTACTTCCCGTTCTTCAGATGGATCATCTTTACTTGAAGGCATACCATGGGCTATGTTACTCCTTCCTTTGGGTGCTGCCCTTATGGCTTATTTAAGTGATAAAATTACAAAGTTTGATTTTTGGGTGCTTCGTTTGTTTTCTAAAGAAAGCATGTTATTCAAGGGAATGGAAGGCATAACAAGAACCCTTACTAGAGTTTTTGATTCAGCATTAGATAAATTTACAGGCGCATTAAGGTTGATAGAAATAGGTTATAAAAAAACCTATAATGGCATAGCAGCATTGTTGGAAAGAATTACTGGTAACGGTCTTGCAAGACAAGTTGTACCAGGATCTAAATCTGTAATAAATGCCCCTAATACTGCAGGATTGAATAGTAAAGAAACAAAAGCGTTAATGAATGCAGCAGGATATGAAGCAGTCGTCAATCCAACTGTAAAAGCTGCTCAGGCAGCTGGAGTTACAGCGGGTAGATCTGCTCTTATCGCTGGTAATAAACGCGCAGGTAGTGTTTCTAAAGTTCTTGAAGGCACATATTATGTAAACAAAAAAACAGGAGAAGTGGCTACAGAAGCAGAATTACAAAAAGTTGTAAACACATATGGCTCTAAGTTGACTTCCAGCGAACTTCAAAAAGTTGTTAAAGAAGGAAACGTTTTTACAGGAGAAGCTTCAGAACAATTATTAAAAATGGGGCAAGTAGCCACTTCTTCTCCGTCAAGATATAAACAAGCTACTAATGTTACAAAAGCTTTTGCTAATTTAAGTAAATCAAATTTCGTTAATTTGATTAAAGATCTATCACCTAAAGATCAGGCTATAGTTAAAAGATTGAGATATATTGCAAAGGCATTTACTCTCGGCAGTACTGCTATGGAATTGATAAGAAAAGCTTTTGAGATGGCAAAAAATATTCCTATTATTGGAAAATATGTAAAATACATATTAATATTTGGAGCATTATGTGGAGCTTTAGCTGCAATGTATATGGCTAGAGATCCTATTGCCGGATTACTTTCTTCTGGAAAAGCACTTATTGAATTTGCAGGAATGTTCCTAGGAATGATTATCGGCGATTTAGCAGGAGGTGCTGCGGGAACAGCATTGGGCGCAGCTGCAGCTGCACCAATAGCAGCTATTTTAGCAGCCAGTGGTATTGGATTACCTGCTGCAGTAGCAGTGGAAGTGGTAGGTGCTGGTACTGGATTTGTTTTAGGGTTGTTATTATCTTTTTATGGTGCTCCAGATCTTGGGGCATATTTAGGAAAAAAGATTGGAGAGTATATTTTTGATGGAAAAACAGGTGAGCAAATTGCATCTGATATGCTTAATGATGCTAAAAGAAACGCTGTAGAAACAATTGAAAAGGGTGGGGTGGGTGCTAGCATTATTTCAAGCGTTTTAGGTGCTGCTGCTGGCGCGCTGGTCGCCGGACCAATAGGTGCAGTTATTGGGGGTGTTGGTGGAGCTGTAGCTGGATATACAGGAACAGACTCCCTTGGGCTTAGTGGTAACAAGGGTGGCGTTGACAGAGTTCCACCCAGTAACAATGAAAATATATCACCAAATCCTGCATCAACAAATAATACTGCAAAAAATACTCCTTCTACTAATGGTAAAACTACAGTCTTAAATGTTAATGCTCCACAAAATAATACCCCACCTCAAACCAATGAATTTGGTACTCCAACAGCATCTAGTAAAACTGCTAGGGCAGACACACAATCTGTATTTTATAACACAGCGTATGCTTAATGCTATTATCTGAGACAACAAAAAAAATAAAACAAGATATTGGTGAAAAAGAAATTCCACCAATGTTGGATAATACCTTTTGGGGTAATAGAGAAATAGAAACTCAATCTTTAAAAAAGATTTCGGTAATAAACAAAAAAATATCTTTGATAGAAAAAGCAATAAGAAGAATTGTTAAATCTTTTATTTCTTTAAATAATTTTTCTGATCAGCTAGATGGTTTAGAGGGAAATGCTCCTGGTGCTCCAAAAAAAGGAGTGAGTAAAATTGAAGATCCTGTAAAACCTGCCGATTGGTCTTTCTTGGGAAAACTTATTGCAGCTGGGATGGTATTATTCCTTGGATATAAAATTGTAGAGTATGTTGTCAAACATATAATATCCCCAATAATAAATGGATTTACTAAATTAATTAATTCAGTTATAGGTATATTCGCTGCAGCAACGAATGTATTTATTTCTGGTTTTGCAATGACTATAAAAGCTGCTACAAATTCAGTAGTATCTTTCATCAATTTATCTACAGAATTATATTATTCTGCAGCAATAGGACTTGCAAAAATACATAAAAGTATTACAGGAAATACCGCAGAAATAGAAAAACAAATTGAGGACTTACGAAAAGAAAAGATATCTACGCAAGCTGCAACAACAGCTGCAGGTAAATCTGTTACGACAGAAATAGAAACTGAAAAAAATGTCGTGATTTCTGCAGTAACTTCAACAGCAGCAGGAGCAGAATCCGCAGTAACAGATGCAGGAACTTCTGTAATAAGTGCTATAACTCCTCCACCATTACCAAATATATTTGCAGGAATAGGTGGGATGATTTCTGGTGGGGGTGCTCAAGGTAAAGGATCCTTTGGCGAATTTGGAACTCCTACAAGAACCCCTGTTGATTCATCTGCAGGAATATCAGCTGGAAACACATCAGCAGATATGAATACTGTAGATATGATTAAATCGTTTGAAGGTTTTACTCCAACGGCGAAGTGGGATTTCAAACAGCATTCAATTGGATATGGAACCAAAGCAAATAGTCCAAATGAAACTATTACAAAACAAGAAGCAGAAGGACGTTTGATTAATGCTATAACCCCAATTGCAAATAAAGTTGAATCTTTAAATCGTCAAGGAAATTATAACTGGAATGAAAATCAAAAAGGAGCATTAATAAGTTTTGGTTATAATCTTGGACCTG